GAAGGCTGAAGGGACGGCTATTGTACTACAAAAACGGACTCGGATGCGGGGGATGTTCGGGAAGTTCCTATTGTTCGATTTATATGCGAATTTTAAGTGGTTGTGGGGGCTCAGGAAAATGGCAAATGTTCTGTAAAACTCTATGTTCTGGAAGTATGAATAGCTCCACGGCAAGTAAAGAGACTTACATCTCACTAAATATCACTTCTCCCCCTATATATTTTCACTTATATGAAGTTGTATTAGGGAAATCCTTACCTACCTACCTATATTCTTTTTAAAAAATAATAGAACAACGGAACAAAAGCGAACTTCTCTTTTGAAATCAAGCACTTGCGTGCTCGCGTACCCACCGAACATGGCAGAACAATAGGAACATGCCACCCGCGTGCTCGTAAGGCCGCTCGCGGACTCGTTTGGGGACCGGATCTCAGCGTGCGGGGGCGATGTTATACACTGTATAACATTTGTAGAAATGCTTTTCGGGGGTTCGGTGCTGCCCAGGCGTGCGTTGTGCGTTGCGCTCGCGTACAGGCGCGGCCTCCTCGCGTACTCGCGTGCCGCTCGCGTGCTCGTTGACATCCGGTCCCGACCGGGCACAAAAAAGCCCGCAGGGCGCGAACCCTGCGGGCTGTGTGGCAAGCCCCCCGGGGGGCTGCTATCGTCAGGACTTCCGGACCCTGCGCATGCAGGCGATCATTTCCAGTCCTGCATCTTTGAACCTATCGACGTCCGCGACGTCAACCATCTTTGTAGCTGCCGCAATCCATCCCTGGATCGTGACAATCGGGTCTGCCGATTCCGCGGGCTTATCGTCGGTCTTTGCCTTTTTCTCGCGAACCTTCTCGACTCCGTTAGCGACATCGATGTATTGACGAATCCGACTCACCATCGGCCCGTCGACCAGCATCATGTAAGTCCGGCGCTGGGTCTTGAGCACGTCGTCATCGATATCGCGAAGCTGGTCGCGGGTGAGGCCCAAAAGGTCCGCCACTGTCCAACGGTTGGACCCCTTAGGGGTCTGTTCGGAAACCGAACCCGGGACAACACTATGAAAGGTCATCCCTTTCTTCGACGCGCTAACACCCTGGACGATAAACCCGCGAACCTGATCGTGGACCGACTGATTCCAGAGGTCATTCGGGTTCTTTTCCGTCGATTTCACCAGCATGCCCGACACAATGCCAGCTTTGGCCAGGGCCTTACCCGCGCGGCTCCACTTGTCACGGGCGCCATGCTCCGCAGCGGCAGCATCAGATACTGCAGCGGCAACGGGGGAGAGGTCAAACTTAACTTGCGACATGGTATATGCTCCATTGGTTTGTCGCCCCTAGTGCGTCTAGGTCCGGTAGGATTCTGTATCCTACATTCTAGGGAAACCGGTGTTTTTGATGTTAAACACCGTATAACAGACCCCACCCATCCCCGACCCCCCGCTGGCAGTTTGGAGTCCCGCGCGCTCGCTGCGCTGTATTCCGCACAAACGAAGACCAAAAGTTATGAAACCCCTCATTAACACTATACAAACTATAGGGGGCCACTAGGGACTACAAAAACTAAGGGCCACTAGGGACTACAAAAACTAAGGGCCACTAGGGACTACAAAAACTAAGGGCCACTATGAACTACAAAAACTAAGAGAGGAAGGGGATAGGGGGTACCAAAATAGGAAACCACCCCCCAAAGAGGACCCAGAGAACCTACCCCGTCAATGGGACCCAAAGAACCGTGGTTGACGCGAGACTCCCCAGTGCAGTAGTATTGGGGAACGCCAAGGTGCGGCGCGGGAAGCCACCATCCATGATCGAAGCTCCACTCGACGATTTCATCCCCCTTCCGACCGGTGCAAAGACTCTGAGCACTGCCGAATACGCCACCCTTCGGGCCAAGGCTCAGGCTGCATGCCAGACCGCTTCCGTGCTGCTCGACGAGGGGTACGAGTCTGAGCCCCCGCAGGCAGAAGCCCTGCGTCGCCAAGCGGCGGATGTGCTCAAGTACGTCAACGCAGGTCAGGCTGCTCCCACGCAGATCATGACCTCTCCGGAGGGTGCGCTCTACATCGACCGGATCCTGACGCAGTACGACATGGAGGTGGTGCGCGACGCCAAGCGCTTGCGCAACTACGTCACCAACAAGTTGATCTTGGAGACCGAGAACCCCGACGCCAAGACGCGCATGCGTGCTCTGGAACTGCTTGGGAAGGTCAGTGACGTGGGGCTGTTCACCGAGCGCACGGAGATCACCGTCAACAACCGGTCCACGGTCGAGCTTGAGAACACACTGCGGGACAAGCTGCGCCGCCTGATGGGCACAGACACTGCAGAGGACGCCACCATCCTGGCTCCGCCCATCGAGACCACCGCTCCTATCGACGTTGATACAGCTTTGGCGGGGCTAGAGTGAGTACAACTCTGACCGTGCCGGAGATCCAGACCCTGATGGCAAACATCGGGAAGCTGACTCCTGCCGAGCAAGAGCAGTTGATGAGCGTTGTGGAGGAGTTGGAGCGTCGAAAGCATGCGAAAGCCTGCAGAGATGACCTCTTAGCCTTCTGCCAGCACATGGATCCAACGTACATCGTTGCGACCCACCACAAAAAGCTCGCAGAACTGCTGACCAACATCGCCTACGGACACAAAGATCGCATCGCAGTGTCCATTCCACCCCGGCACGGGAAGTCCCACCAGATAAGTACGCTGTTTCCAGCGTGGTTCTTGGGTAAATTTCCCGACAAAAAGGTGCTGATGGTGTCTCACACGGGGGATTTGGCCGTAGATTTTGGTCGAAAAGTGCGAAATATCATCGCAGACCCGAAATATGCGTCCGTTTTCCCCGGAATCAGCCTCGCACAGGACTCAAAAAGTGCCGGAAGGTGGTCTACGAACCGTGGAGGCGAGTATTACGCCTGCGGTGTCGGCGCTGCCCTTGCTGGACGGGGTGCTGACCTGCTTTTAGTCGATGATCCACACTCGGAACAGGACCTTTTGGCAGGAAACTTTGAGGAACTTGAGAAAACGTATCAGTGGTTCGCCTTCGGCGCACGTACTCGTCTGATGTCAGGGGGCAGAATTGCAGTGGTTCATACCCGCTGGCACCAAGATGACCTGATCGGGCACCTCGTCAAGGACGGTGCCAACAATCCCAAGGCCGACCAGTACGAAGTCTTCGAGTTTCCGGCTATGTTGGAGACCGCCAGCGGGCTCAAGGCCCTCTGGCCTGAGAAGTTCGATCTGGAAGCCCTGGAGCGCACCAAGGCGTCGATGCCTGCGTACCAGTGGAACGCACAGTACATGCAGAACCCCACGGGTGAGCAGGGTGCGATCATCCAGCGGGACTGGTGGAGGCCGTGGAAGAGGGACGCTGCACCACAGTGCGAGTACCTGATCATGGTGCTGGACGCAGCGGCGGAGAAGAACAACCGTGCCGACTACACAGCGCTGCTGACGTTTGGTGTATTCAGTGACGACGAGCTTACCAAGGGCGAGCCGCATATCATCCTGCTGAACGCCATCAAGGTGCGTGTGGAGTTTCCTGAACTGAAAGATCTTTCCATCCGTGAATGGAAAGATTGGGAACCTGATTCGTTCATCGTTGAGAAGAAGTCCAGTGGTACGCCGCTGTATCAGGAGCTTCGTCGCTTGGGTATACCCGTGCAGGAGTTCACGCCACACAGGGGTACCGGGGACAAGGTTGCACGCATAAACGCCGTGGCCGACGTGATTCGCTCCGGTATGGTGTGGTACCCCGAGGGACGGCGGTGGGCTGAGGATGTGATCGAGGAGTGCGTGGCGTTCCCGTTCGGGTCCAACGACGACCAAGTGGACTGCGTATCTATGGCGCTTGCGCGGTTCCGTCAGGGTGGGTTCATCGGCCTGCCGTCTGACTATCAGGACTACACTCCAGCCGCCGCACGCCGCACGGCGTACTACTGAGGACACACCATGGCAACAAATATTGACAAAGCCCTCCTTGCCAGTCCCACGCCGCTGATGGGACTTGCCAACGAACCTGCCATCGAGATTGAGATCGAGAACCCGGATGCTGTGACCGTCGGTGTAGACGGCATGGAGATCACCCTGGAGCCTGGGAGTGACAGCCCGGAGGACTTCGATGCCAACCTCGCAGAGTTCATGGACGAGGGCGCACTGCAGACGCTGGCTGGGCAGTTGATCAGCGACGTCGATGAGGACTTGCAAGGGCGCAAGGACTGGGAGAGGACGTACTCCGAAGGGCTGAAGCTGCTGGGGCTCAAGGTCGAGGATCGCACCGAGCCGTGGTCAGGCGCCTGTGGGGTTTTCTCCCCCATCCTCACCGAGGCGGTGGTGCGGTTCCAGAGCGAGTCGATCACCGAGACGTTCCCGGCGCAGGGGCCGGTGAAGACCAACATCATCGGGAAGAAGACACGGGAGAAGGAGGACGCTGCGGCGCGTGTCAAGGACGACATGAACTACCAACTGACGGAAGTCATGACGGAGTATCGTCCGGAGCACGAGAAACTGCTGTGGAACTTGCCTATCGCTGGTTCGGCGTTCAAGAAGGTCTACTACGATCCGAGTCTGGAGCGGCAAGTGTCGGTGTTCATCCCGGCTGAGGATGTCATCCTGCCTTACGGTACGTCGGAACTGTCGTCGTGCCCACGGATTACGCACAGGATGCGTAAGAACAAGAACGACATCACCAAGCTGCAGGCGGCGAAGTTTTACCGGGACGTAGATCTCCACGAGCCCGGGAAGGACATCACTGAGATCCAGAAGAGCAAGGACAACGAGACAGGGTTCTCCGCGTCCTACGATGACCGGTACCTCCTGCTTGAGGTGCACGTAGAGCTTGACCTGCCTGGATTCGAGGACGAAGAAGACGGTGAGCCCACGGGCATCGCGCTGCCCTACGTCGTCACGATCCTGAAGGACACCCAGGAGATCCTGTCCATCCGCAGAAACTATCTGGAGGATGACCAGACGCGGCAGTCGCGCCAGCACTTCGTGCACTACCAGTACGTGCCCGGGTTCGGAAGCTACGGGTTCGGCCTGATCCACCTCATCGGAGGCGCGGCCAAGAGCGCTACGTCGCTGACCCGGCAACTGGTGGACGCAGGCACGCTGGCGAACCTGCCCGGGGGCTTGAAAGCCCGGGGCCTGCGGATCAAGGGTGACGACACTCCCATCGCTCCGGGTGAGTTCAGGGACGTGGACGTGCCCAGCGGGACGGTGCGTGACAACATCATGCCCCTGCCCTACAAGGAGCCCTCACAGACGCTCCTGGCCCTGCTGAACGGCATCGTGGACGAGGCTCGGCGGTTCGCAGCCACTGCGGACATGAAGGTCAGCGACATGAGCGCCCAGGCCCCGGTGGGTACCACCCTGGCCCTGCTGGAGCGGCAGTTGAAGATCATGAGTGCGGTCCAGGCGCGGATGCACTTCGCCATGAAGCAGGAGTTGAAGCTCCTGGCCGCGATCATCAGGGACTACACCGACGAGGACTACAGCTACGAGGCTGAGTCTCCCGAGGGCGCCCGGGCCAAGCGCAGCGACTACCGCTACACCGAGATCATCCCGGTGTCGGACCCGAACGCGGCCACCATGAGCCAGCGGCTGGTGCAGTATCAGGCGGCATTCCAGATGTCGCAGAGTGCGCCTCAGGTCTACAACATACCCCGGCTGCACCGGCAGATGCTTGAGGTGCTGGGGATCAAGAACGCCGACAAGCTCGTCGAACTGCCGGAAGACCGCAAGCCCACCGACCCGGTCACGGAGAACATGGACGTGCTTCGCATGAAGCCGCTGAAGGCGTTCGCGTACCAAGACCACGAAGCGCACATCGCCACGCACCAGTCGTTCATGCAGGACCCCCGGATCGCTGCGGCTATCGGTCAGAACCCCGCCGCGCAACAGATGATGGCTGCGCTCATGGCACACGTCGCAGAGCACACAGCGTTCGCATACAGGGCGCAGATCGAGATGCAGCTTGGGGTGCCGCTGCCCGCCCTGGATGAGGACGACGAGGTGCCCATCAGCCCGAGTGACGAGAAGGCCATCGCGCCGCTGATCGCTGCCGCTGCACAGCGCACAATGATGCAGAACCAAGCGCAGGCTGCTCAGCAGCAAGCGCAACAGCAGGCGCAGGACCCGGAGATGCAGCTTAAGCAGGCTGAACTCCAGCTTAAGGAACGCGATAGCCAGCGCAAGGCTATGAACGATCAGTACGACTTCGAGCTTGGGAAAGCCCGCCTGGAGCTTGACCGCATGAAGACGCTGATCGATGCCAACAAAGGCAAGGAAGACCCCCAGCTTAAGGCCGCTATGGCGCAGCAGGAACTGACTCACAAGGAGCAGGTTCACCGCCAGAAGATGCGCCAGCAGATGCAGAGCGACGCCGTCAAGGCGCAACGTGAAGCTCAGAGAGCGGCGCAGCGGGCCGCGCAACCTAGCCCTGGGGTGAAGTGATGGAAGATACCAAGACTCTCGGAATCTTGCGCAAGAAGTTGCGCGAGCGTATGAATGACATCGCCGATACCGTCGCTGGTGGAGGCGCGAAAGATTTCGGTGAATACCGGAATCTCTGCGGACAGATACACGGACTGGCTGTCGCAGAGCGTGAAATCCTTGACCTACAGTCTGCATTGGAGCAATCGGAAGATGAGTGAACTTATCCTGTCGGACGGGAAAAACGAGACCGTCCTGCCTGAAACTGATGGAGAAAAGGCACGGCAAGTACCCGACCCTGTCACGTACCACCTCTTGTGCATGCTTCCGGAGGCTGAAGAGTCCTTCGACAGCGGCATTCTCAAGTCCGGTCAGACGATGCACTTCGAGGAAGTGCTGTCGCCCGTGCTGTTCGTCGTGAAGATGGGTCCGGACTGCTACAAGGACCCCCTTCGGTTCCCCTCCGGCCCGTCCTGCAAGGTGGGCGACTTCATTCTCGTCCGCCCCAACAGCGGCACGCGGTTGAAGATTCACGGTCGTGAGTTCCGGATCATCAACGACGACAGCGTCGAAGCTGTCATTCAAGACCCGCGTGGTGTGCAGAGGGGGTAAGCATGGACAGGCAAGAGTTCAAGTTCCCGGACGAAGTGCCGGTGAACACCAAGGAAGAGAAGGTTGACTTCGAGATCGAGGGCAACGACACCGAGGTCGAGGTGGTGGACGACACCCCTGAGGTGGACCGTGGTCGCAAACCCCTGGATCGTCCGGTAAATGACCCCACCGACGATGAACTTCAGGACTACAGCGAGAAGGTGCGTTCGCGCATCAAGGAACTGACCCACGCCCGTCACGATGAGCGGCGTGCCAAGGAAACCCTGGAGCGGCAGCACAACGAAGCCATCAGAGCCGCACAGGCGCTGGTCGATGAGAACAAGAAGCTCAAGGAGCAGTTGACCCAAGGACAGACTGGGTTTATCTCCCAAGCGCAGAAGCTGGCGGAGGTGGAGGTCGAGAAGGCCAAAGCCGCGCTCAAGGCTGCACATGAGGCGGGGGATACCGAAGCCTTTGTGGACGCCCAGGCCAAGCTCAACGAGGCGGTCTTCAACCAACAACGCGTCAAGGCATTCAAGCCCCCCTTGCAAAGGGCGGCGGAACCTGATAACGTGTCGGCACAACAGGCCGCGCCTACGACACCGGTTCAGCAACCTGATGCCAAGTTTGTCGCTTGGAAGCAGAAGAACCCGTGGTTCGGTGAAGACGATGAGATGACGAGCTTGGCGTTCGGCCTGCACAACAAGCTCGCCAAAACTGGCATGACTCTCGGATCGGACGAGTACTACTCAGTCATCGACCGGAGGATGCGGCAAGTCTTCCCGGACAAATTCGAGTCCCCCGTGGACAGGTCGGAGACCCCGACCAGAAAACCCGCTACGGTTGTAGCGCCATCGAGCAGGGCAACGTCGGCCAAAAAAGTCGTGCTGACGCAGAGTCAACTGTCCACTGCCAAGCGACTTGGGCTCACCCCCCAACAATACGCACAAGCTGTTGCGGAACTGACGAGGAATGAGAATGCCTGAGACCCCACGGATCCCCCGCGAGTTTGAGACTCGCGCCAAGGCGGAGCGTCCCAAGACGTGGATGCCTGCTGAACTGTTGCCGGATCCCCCCAAGGATCCCAACTACGCGTACCGCTGGATTCGTGTCAGCACCTTGGGTACCGCCGACCCGAGGAACATCTCTTCTAAGATCCGCGAAGGCTGGGAACCTGTCAAGGTTGCAGATCATCCTGAATACGCCCACCAGTGCGACGACAAGCCTCGTCTTCCTGGCAGCGTAGAGGTTGGTGGCCTGCTGCTTTGCCGAACCCCCAAAGAACTCGTTGATCAACGGAATGCCTTCTACACCGGTCAGGCGACGGGGCAGATGGAGTCTGTGGACAACACTTTCATGCGCGAGAACGATCCCCGGATGCCGCTGTTCAAACAGCGTCGTTCCGAAGTGTCGTTCGGACGCGGTCAATGATTCAGGAGTCATAAATGGCTTACCCCACGATTGACAAGCCCTACGGGCTTCGTCCGGTCAATCTGATCGGTGGTCAGGGTTTCGCTGGTTCTACTCGCATGGTCCCGATTGCGAGCGGTCTGGCAGAGAACCTGTTCTACGGTCAGCTTGTTCAGCTCAACACCACCTCCACCGGCACGGTGATCTCTAGCACGCTGACGTACAACTCGACGTCGCCGGTTCTGGGAACCATCGGTGTCTTCCTGGGCTGTGAGTACAGCCCGCCCTCGGGTCCGATCTTCGGCAAAATTCGTTCGCAGTATTGGCCTACCGGCACGGTTGCGTCGGACGCTGTGGCCTACATCTGCGACGATCCGGACACCGTCTTCGAGGCAGTGGCTGTGGGCAACCCGGGCGGCGCTACCGCCAGCCTGACGCCCATCGCTCTCGGCGCCAACTTCCTGGGCTCCAACCTGTTCCCGGTTACCGCCAACAGCGGCTCGACCTCGACGGGCGACTCTTTCGTGGGTCTGTGCCCGGGCGCAAGCAATGCTCTGACCCGCACGACTGCTCCGTTCCGCATCGTCCAGATGATCCCGGATTCGGCGCAAGCTGTGCAGGCGACCTGCTCGACTTCGGGTGCCAGTACGACGGTCACGCCTACGTCAATGACCGGCATCAAGCCGGGCATGCTGCTGACCTACACCGGCTCGACGGGTGCGAACTACGTCACCGCTGTCAGCACGAGCACCATCACGGTTGCCACGGCGATCACGCTGAGTGCAGTTGATGTCACCTTCACGGGCACCCCTGAAGTGCTGGTGAAGTGGAACTTCGGCTACCACTCGTACTACAACGCGGCCACCGCCTGATAAGGAGCACGAATCATGGCAATTTCTCGTGCACAGCTCCTCAAGGAGCTTCTCCCCGGTCTCAACGCCCTGTTCGGTCTGGAGTACAAGCGCTACGGCGAAGAGCACAAGGAGATCTACGAAACGGAGACCTCCGACCGCTCGTTCGAAGAGGAGACCAAGCTCTCCGGCTTCAGCGCCGCTCCGGTGAAGAACGAAGGTCAGGCCATCTCCTACGACAACGCGCAGGAAGCCTGGACCGCTCGTTACAACCACGAGACCATCGCTATGGGCTTCTCCATCACCGAAGAGGCGATGGAAGACAACCTGTACGACAGTCTGTCGGGGCGGTACACCAAGGCCCTCGCCCGGGCTATGGCGTACACCAAGCAGGTCAAGGCTGCCGCCACCCTGAACAACGGTTTCAACAGCGCCGTGACCTACGGCGACGGTCAGCCTCTGTTCAGCACCGCGCACCCGCTGGTGTCTGGTGGCACGAACAGCAACCGTCCTTCGACGAATGCTGACCTGAACGAAACGTCCCTCGAAGCGGCTGTGATCCAGATCGCTGGTTGGACGGACGAGCGTGGTCTGCTGATCGCCGCCAAGCCCCGCAAGCTGATCGTGCCCCCGGCGCTCCAGTTCGTTGCTACGCGTCTGTTGGAGACCAACCTCCGTGTTGGCACCACCGACAACGACATCAACGCCCTGAAGAACAACGGGTCGGTGCCGGAAGGCTACACCATCAACCACTGGTTGACGGACACCAACGCGTGGTTCCTGACGACGGACGTTCCGAACGGTCTGAAGCACTTCGTGCGGGTGCCCCTGGCAACCAGCATGGACGCCGACTTCGACACCGGCAACAGCCGCTACAAGGCCCGTGAGCGTTACAGCTTCGGCGTCAGCGATCCGCTGGGTGCCTTCGGTTCCCCGGGCGCCTGATACCCAGGTGCGTGTCCAAGGCCCGCTTCGGCGGGCCTTTTCTTTTGCCTCTCAATATGCTAGGCTCGGGCATAGCCCGAACGGGCGCCCGAGAACCATCACAGCCCGCCGACTGACTCGGCAGACCTCCCTCAAGGACGGCGGGTGCAGATTGAGGAAAAACCATGAGCTTCTCGACTTTCTCTGGTCCGCTCCGCTCGGGCACCCAACGCTACGGCGCTGGCACGAACACCGGTCTGCCGGTTCTGACGCAATCAGCCAACGTTGCCTCCTCTGTGATGACCGGGTCGCCCACGGCGCAAAATCTGTTCACTCTCCCGGCAGGTTCCAAGATCTTGCGTTTCACGGTTGAGAAGACGACGGCCATTTCTGGCGGGTCGGTCAGTGCGGTGAACACGACCTTTGGTAATAGCGGCACTGCCAATGCGTATCAGACCACGATTGACATCGGTTTGACCACGGCGCAGACTGCTCGGGCTACGCTGGACGCTGCGCTGGTATCTTCGGCTACCAACAACATTGGTACAACTGATGTGGTGGTGACTGGTACGTTCACTGCGGCGGGCGGTAACCCCACTGCTGGTGCTGTAGTGGTGACGGTGGAATACATCCAACGTGCGGACGACGGCGCTCAAGCACCGACCACCTTCCAGAACTGATGAAGGGGGCTCCGGCCCCCTTTCTGTAGGAGCCTCGCATGGCCAAGACTCAGTACTCCCCCACCTTCCCGATGTTCCCCGGGGATGCGGTTGCGGTCACGCCCAGTGACACGCAAGATCTTTCGACGCCTGCGGTGCTGTATATCGGCAATTCGGGGTCTACGGGTTCGGTCAAGATCACCACTGCGCAAGGCAGTGATGTCACATTCACGGGGCTGATTGCCGGTACGGTGTTGCCTGTCCAAGCACGGCGCGTGTGGGCTACGGGCACTGACTGCACGAGCATTGTGGCGATTTTCTAATGTCGCTGAACTTCGGCTTCTCTCTACCCGCTTACATCACTTCGGGTGGTGCGGCGGGTACGCCTGTGCCGACTGTGGGGATCTTGCTTCAAGAAGACGGCTCCGCGCTGCTTCAAGAAGACGGGTTCAAAATCCTGATTTCCCAATTCTTCTATCTTGCACAAGAAGACGGCTCTTTGCTGCTGCAAGAAAACGGAAGTCAAATCTACGTTTAAGGGGCCATCATGCCTGACCTGAAGATCTCCCAGTTGCCTCCCGCTTCAACCCCGCTGGCGGGTACGGAGCTTGTCGCTATCGTTCAAGGCGGGGTGACGGAACAAACGACGGTCCAGGCCCTCCTGACCGGCACGGTGCCTTCGGGCACCGCCAACGGCGTTCTCTACCTCAACGGCAGCAAGGTGGTGACTAGCGGGAGTGGGTTGCAGTTTGATGGGGCAAACACACTTCAGTTATTTGCCACCGGAAACGCCGTTGTTTATTTTGAAGGGTCGTCTACTAACAATTCTGTTTTGCGACTGAGAAACACTACTACAGGCGCTCTTGCTGGTTTTTATGCCAATAACGCAAAAGAGTTAGTCTTTGAGGCCAACGGAACCTCCGAACAAATGCGCCTCACCAGCACCGGGCTGGGGATTGGGACGAGTTCGCCGGAGGCGAAGCTACATGTAGTCGGGTCGCCAGATCCAACGTATAACTCCCAAGTTTTGATTGGCAACACAGGTGGCGTAGCCCAAAAACTTGTATTTAACCCCACTGTGTCATCTGGCATTGGGGGGTTGACGGATGGATCTTTGGTGTTTTATGCAAACGGTGCCAACACCGAACGCATGCGCCTCGACTCCTCCGGGAATTTGTTGGTTGGGCTAACTAGCAGTCTTGACAACAACTGGGACATCCAAATCAATACGCCTGCTAGCGGTGTTCGCGGTATGGGCGTCAACGATAACGGAGGTTACGGTGTCTACCTAACGTATGACAAAACAGTCCGATATGGTACAGATGCTGCTGCCATCCGCAATATCGCCAACAGCCCATTGGTGTTTGAAACCAACAACACCGAACGCGCCCGCATCCCCGCCGCTGGCGGCATGGTAGTTGGCACCGCAGCCCTTGCAACCAACGCCACTGACGGCTTCCTCTACGTTCCCACCTGCGCAGGCACGCCTACAGGCACGCCGACGACGCAGACCGGCACAGCCCCCATTGTGGTTGACACCACGAACAACAAGCTCTACTTTTACTCCGGTGGCGCATGGCGCGACGCCGGCCCCTGACACTGAAAGGACCACACCATGAACATCACCTGGACCATCGAATGGCTTCGCACCACCCCCACCACCGCAACCCCGCCCGAGTACGTCATCGAATGCGGCTGGCGCTGCACGGGCACTGACGGGGCCTACACCGGCACGGTGTACTCCACGTGCTCTTTCACCCAA